GTGTGCCGCAGCGCGTGGCAGCTCAACCCTTCCATGCCCAACTGCCTCGCCAGCTCCTCCACCCGCTTCTGAATCCCTCGCACCGAGATCCCTGTCCCGTGTTCGTCGGTGAACAGTGCCCCCGCCCCATTCCCGCGGATGGCCAGCCACGCCCCCAAAGCCTCCCGCGCGCTCGATGAAAGCGGCGCCACCCGCCACTTATCCCGCTTGCCCCGCCGCACCACCACGTTGCCCTTGCGTTCGCTCAAGCTCAGGTCGCCCAGCTCTAGCCCCGCCACCTCTTCCACCCGCAGCCCCGCGTAGCGCATCACCGCCACCATGGCCCGGTCTCGAATGGCCCGCTGCCGTTGCAGCTCCGTCCGCGCCGCCGCCACGTTGATCTCCAACTGCCGCATCAGCCCGCGTTCTTCGCTCTGGCTCAGCCAGCGCGGGGCCTGCTCCACCGCCTCGGCCCGCGGCACGCGCCGCTCAAACGGGAACATCGGCAGCTTCAGCGCTTCCTCGATCCACTGGCACAGCAGCGCCAGCGTGGCCCGCCGCCGGTTCCACGTAGCAGGCGCCACCCGTTCCACCTCCAGGCTGAACTCGCGCCAGGCTTTCGCGTCCATGCTGTTCATCAGCGCGGGCGCAAAGGCCTGCCCGTTGGCCTGCTCGAACCACCGGCAGAACCCCGCCAGGTCGCGCTCATAAGCCGCCAGCGTCTTATCGCTGCGCGCCTTCTCCTCGGCCAGCCACTGCGCAAAGCGCCCGTTCCAGCCCACCATCGCCACGTCCACCGTCATTCCCTGCATCGTTTGATTGCTCATATCGTAAAGTTCCTCACAAACTGGCTCCAGCGCAGCGGCGTCAGCAAGCGCTCTTCCGCCCGCAAACAGGCCGGTCGGCGGCAATACAACTGCCCCGTGAACCGCCGGATGTAGGCCCGCCCGCAGTGGCGGCAAATGCCCCCGCTGCCCGCGGGCTGGTCTTTTTGTTCCGCCAGGATGAAGCGCACCCGCTCGATCTCCGCCTTGCGTTCTTCCACGATCACCGGGTCCGGCGTCGCCACGCGCTTCGGCTCGGGCTTTATCTCGCCCCGGCGAATGGCGCGCTGCTTCTTCACCAGCCGCTCGCGGTTCTCCTGGAAATACTTCTGCATGTATTCCTTCCGCGCCTCGCGGTTCTTGCGGTAGTATTCGCGCATGTAAGCGCGCTTCTCCTCGGGCGTCATGGCTAACCCACTCCCAGCGCTTCCGCCAGGATGTCCAACTGCTCCTCGTTCCAGAACAGGTGGTACCCGTCCCGGTAGCGCTCCGAGCGCAGCCCCAGCTTGCGCACCACCCGTCCCACCATTACCGCCGTGATCTCTTCGCCCAGCGCTTCTGCCAGGTCCGACACGGAAGTTTCCCAAAACGGCACGCCTTTGATTTTTGTGGCGCACTCGTCATCCGTCATCTTCCGCAGCGCCCGCACCACGTCCTGCGCCAGCTCGTTGGGCAAAAAGGGGATGCGTGGCTCAGCCGCCAGCACCCGCGCAAACGTCTCTCGATCGATCACTGTTTCGTTCATGGTTTCCTCTGGATTTACTCAGCAACAATCCCCGATTTCTCGGGTTCCGTGCTACTCTGTGGCAATGAGACCGACTTCTCGTTCACCACCAGTCGATCGCAAGCCTCTGTGACCAGCCAGTCAATGATCTGGCCCGGTTTTCGGAAGGTCTTTTTCTGAAGCAGTCCCAGCTTCTGAACCGTCTCCTCCTCAACCAAAAAATTCCGCTTAACTTTCATGTGCCCTCCAAGTGATTTCTACTACTAGTAGTATAACTACTACTAGTAGAAAAGTCAAGAGAATTCAAGAATGTTCTATAATCATCTTGTGACTACATTCGCCGAATGGCTATTATTTCGTTTTGAACAGTGGAGCAATGAGACAGGTGGAGACAAGGGCGCATTTGCACGATGGCTCGGAGTTCCCCCAACGTCCTTGTCGAACTGGCTGAATGGCGGCTTCAAGCCGCGCGGTGATAACCTCGGTGTTCTGGCTGAAAAGTTAGGAAACGAGGTTTATTCTGTTCTTGGTTTACCCTCGCGCGAAACCCCCATCCCCATCGATGTTCTTCCCCCAGCCATGCGCCTGGCTCTTGTAGCTGCCACGCGCGAACTGGCCGATACGCTGGCCGAAAACAAGATCGATCCCGACTCGCCCGAGGCCGAGGCATTGACCATCTCGGTCATGGCTCGGCATGGTTTCAACTGGACACAAACCGTCAAAGGTTCGTCCCGAAATGTAAAGTAAAGTTTCGCTCCCACCATTTCACCTCGTGTTTTTATTATAGAACCATCGTTCTATAAGTCAAGTTAAAAAAGGGGAACCGACATGAAGAAGTGCCCGTATTGTGCCGAAGAGATCCAGGATGAAGCCATCGTCTGCCGCCATTGCAACCGCGACCTGCCCAAGCCCACCGGCCCCGTACCAGATCCAGCCGTCCCTGGCGCAAAGAAATCCAGCGTCAGCCCCGTGCTGCTCTGGCTGTTCGTGATCGGTTTTATTCTTTGCATTATCGTCACCGTTGTCTATAACCGAGATGATGACGAAACCACCATCACCCCCAGCCAGGACGCCTGGTACACCTGCCGCCAGGTCATCGAAGAAAACCTAAAATCACCCACCTCAGCTAAGTTTGAAACCTACAAGGCCTCTGGCGTCACCAAGATCGACTCAGATGAGTACCAGGTCATCATCGCCGTAGATGCCCAGAACAGCTTTGGCGCCATGATTCGCTCCGATTTTGTTTGTCGCTTGCGCAGCACCAGCGGTAAATGGTACCTCGTCAGCCTGGATGAGCAGTAACTCCCCCTTCCCTCCCGGCGCGCAGCTCGTCGCCTACCTGCGCGACTCGGGTGGCGACGACCAGGATCTCTCCGTCGACCAGCAGGAAGCCGCCATCCGCGCCTGGTGCGCCCCACATGGCCATCCCCTCGCCCGCATCTTCCGCGACACCCGCTCCGGCACCTCCACCGTGGGCCGCGCTGGTTTTGAAGACATGCTCCGCTACTTCGCCCAAAAAAAGCGCGTCCCCGAGGCCGGGCTCATCCTCTGGCGCTACAACCGCTTTGCCCGCGACCTGGACGATGCCCAGTTCTTCAAAGCCGCCCTGCGCCGCCGCGGTTACCTCATTCACGCCATCATGGACCAGATCCCCGAGGGCGCAGCCGGGCGCGCGGTCGAGTTCTTCATCGACTGGATGGCCGACAAGTTCTCCGAAGACCTCTCCATCGATGTCAAGCGCGGCCAGCGCCACAATCTGGCCCAGTTCGGCACCCTCGGCGGCACGCCCCCGCGCGGCTTCAAGCGCGAGCTGGTCGACCTTGGCCGCCGCCGTGACGGCTCCGATCATCAAGCCGCCCGCTGGGTCCCCGACCCCGACTGGTGGCAAACCTGCCGCTCCGCCTGGGAGATGCGCGCCGCGGGCCGCTCCTACCGCCAGATCCACGCCGAGCTGCGCCTGTTCAACGCCGTCAACTCCTACTCCACCTTTTTCACCAACCGCATCTACCTCGGCGAGCTGCGCTTTGGCGACCAGGTCCTCCCCGCCTACGTCGAGCCCCTCGTCGACCAGGCCACCTGGGACGCCGTCCAGGCCATCAACGCCAAACACGCCCGCCCGCCTGCCCCCCAGCAGGTCGAGCACCCCCGCCGCGCCGCCTCTAGCTTCCTCCTCTCCGGCCTGGCCCGCTGCGCCCTGTGCGGCGCCCTGCTCAACGGCAACGTCATCGCCATGCGCGGCCAGCCCCGCCGCGGCTACTACCTGTGCAGCGGCGCCCACGCCCACCACAACTGCCCCGCCCGCCGCATCCCCCAGCAGCCCCTCGAAGAAGCCGTCATCGACGAACTGGTCACCTTCATCCTCGCCCCCGCCAACCTGGCCGCCATCCTCGACGAAGACCGCGCCCAGCACGAAGAGCACCGCGTCGAGCACCATCAACGCCGCGCTGAGCAGGTCGCCCAGCTCGCCCAGGTGCGCAAGCAAATCACCAACCTCACCAACGCCATCGCCGCCACCGGTCACTCCCCCGCCCTGCTCGAACGCCTGCGCGCCCTCGAGCTGGACCAGGTCGCCATCCAGGCCGCCCTCGGCGACCTCGACCGCTGGCTCAGCGCCCCCGCCGCCACCCTCAGCCCCGTCCAGCTCGAAAACCTCGCCAAAAACGTCGCTGTCATCCTGCGCGCCGCCGACCCCTCCACGCGCCGCCAGCTCCTCAGCGCCTTCGTTGCCCAAATCACCGCCCAGCGTGGCGAAAGGATCATCTATGGTTCCATCGACTTTTACACCCCCCCCGCCGACCTGCTCACCAGCCTCGGAGACCTTCCCCCCATCGACGCCCTCTTCCTTGACAACCCCGACCCACCTATGATAAATTATGCGTACGCCCAGTGCCCCTTTGGGGGCACCAAACGTACGCATAAATTCACCGCTGAGATCCACCGCAAGACCTGTTAAAAACAGGTCTTTTTTCTTACGCCTCCACTACGCCCCGCATATAACAAGCCGCAAAAGCGTTCGGCGTTGTCGTGTTGGAGGCCTGCTCCGGGTTCAAATAATGATACCCAGCCGCCACGATCGTTTGGCCGTTATCGGATGCAAACAAGTTGAGACTGGCTTGATTCCATCCCGCCGCGCCCAGCTCTCGGAACGTCGCCCCATTCGCTGCGGCCAAATCATCGATGCACAAAATGGCGCGCAGGCTTGCGCTGGCTAGTGCGCTGCTGGATGCCGAAATAGAAATCCCGCCCTCAATCAGCGATACATCGCCCACAACAAACTGGATGATCTGCGTGTTATCCGCCGCCCACTGGCGGTAGGTCGCGCTGTCGTAGGTCCCGCCGCTACCCGTCGATTTGAACAGCGTCCGCCGGATGCGGTTGTACATATTCCACACGAACCGCCGCAGAACAGTGTCCTCGCACTGGCCTGTCGTGGCCGTGGTGCGGATCGTCCCCAGGTATCGCCGGGTGGTCGCCCCGCTTTTCACGTACACGCCATCCTGGAGCGCCAGCGCCGTGGCACGAGTGGTGTTGTTCGTCCACACCACCGCTTCTAGGGTCAGCGTCCCCGCGTTGTCGTAGATAAAAATGTCGTGGTTCTTATTGGCGGTCAGCCCGGCCAGGCTCAAACTCCGCTCGGTAAACGTGTGGATCGCCCAGCTCGAGCCATCGTACAACCCGATCCGGTTGCCCAAATACGGCGTGTAGTACACCGTCGTCTTGGCAGTTTGATCGGTTGCCGAGATCGGCACGCCGCTCTCCAGGGTCAAACGCCCCTGCGCGATGGCATGGACCGTGATCGTGGTAATATCCCCCTCCGCCGCCAGGATGCGCGCCTCGGCATCCTCCACCCGCGCCTTCGCCGTGGCAAAACTGCCCTTGATCAGCACCCCCAGCTCCGTCTCGATCGCCGCCACCTCGTCCTGGATCTCGTTCACGTCCACGGCCATCACATCGTCGATCAGATCGGTCTTGCCCGTGAAACTCTTGATTGAAGTCGGATAACTTGCAGGCATGATTTCCTCCTATGCCGTCGGCCCGATGGCCATCCACATCACCGCGACGTTTGTGATCGTCAGGGCGGTATAGTTGTAAAGCGCGATGTCCAAATGGCTCGCGGTCAAAGCGTAGATAAGACTTCGCACATCGGCTGTCGGCTTAAACGTAGTCAAAAATACCAGTGGAGTTCCCGCGAACGCCGCATTGAAATTAAACCCTCCATAAATATTTGTGGTGGCTCCAATGCTGGCGAAATTAAAGACTCCCATCTCCATCCGGTACTGGTCTGGCGTATAAATAGAACTGCCTGAAGTGGCCCAGTTAGTAGCGTGACCCCCAAAGCGCGTGATCAGTGGTACACCCCAGCTCACATTTCCACCGATCATCCGCAAGACCGCGCCATCATCACCCTTGCTCAGCACGTTCGCTGCGTCCGGCCCCGACCCCACCAACAAATCCCCAGCTGCCCCCATCACATCCGGCACCCCCGCCGCCATGTTGTCTCGAACGTAGGTGTTCCATTCCGCTGCCGTCAGCGTGTCGCCCGTTGCTTTCGTGGGCGGTGTGTTATAAGCCATGTCTCCTCCTTACCATCCAAAAATAGAAGTTGTGTGGAACGTCACCGGGAAGCGCCAGTAGTTGTACCCCAGGTAGGGCTCCAACTGCCACGCCGTCTGCACCGCCTGCCCAGTTTGCGCCAGCCACGTGTGCCGGATCCGCCCCACCCGGAACGTCCCCAAAATTCCCAGCCCCGCGATGCTCACGTCCACCAGGTCGAACAGATCCACCGCGAACTGAATGTCGGGCCGCTGCTCGACAATTACCTCCGGCATCGGCCCGGCCCCCGAAAGATGCGCCAGCAACTGTGCCGCGAAAGAAGCCGGGTTATTCACGTCCTGCTGCCACGCCAGGTTTAACGCCAGCCGCTGCGGTTTGCGTGCCGCAGTGCTGGCCCGCGCCGTCACTGGCACGCTCGTCAGCGGCTGCCCCCGCACCTGTAAAAAGTTGATGTACGCCAACTGCGTCCCGTTGTTGGTGATCACCAGCTCCGCCGATTCGGCGTAAGCCGTCATCGCCACCCCAATCGAGCTGGTCAGGTTCGTCCCCTGCCCGTCGCTCAAGCTAAAGGCCGTGTAATCGGTCGTGGCCACCGGCGTCACCACGTTGATCGCCGGTCCCCCCAGCTCCGCCTCCAGGGTCGTGCTCTCCCCCGGCGACAGTGCCACCCCCCGCATCGTCGACCACAATTCCACTTCCGTCCCCACGCTTTGCAGGTTGCCCGTCACCTCGATCAAGTTCCGCCGCACCTCCCACGGCTGCGGAATGGCCATGTCCACCAGCAGTTCGCTCTGGTCAACGCTGGCCGCGCTCGCCTGGGCCGTGTGCCGGTCTCGGAACACAAAGCGCCCGTCCGCCGCGTGGCAGAAGTGCCCCAGCTCGCTGTCCGCCAACCGCTTGATCTCGTCATAAGCCGGAAGTCCCCCCGCCCACCAGTAATCCAGCGGGTCCGCCCCCGCTGCAATGTCCCGCCCCCACAGGCTCGGCCACTGCGCCGCGTCCAAAACCGCCCCAATCGCCGCCCCCGCCAGCGTGTTCTGCGCTATCGCCGTCCGCGCGGTGATGTCTTGCAGCCACCGCACCCCGTCCTCCACCGTGATCGCCGTCACCTGTCCCCGCTGCGTCGGCGTGATCGTCTGAATCGTCCCGCTCATCAGCGCGTAGATGTTCGCTCCATTGCGCGCCCGCAGCCGGATGAAGCGCCCCGGCGCCACGCTGGGATACAGCGGGCTGCCCGTGTTGTAAGCGTCGTAGCGCCCGTCGGAGTTGTCCAACAGCAGCTCCATCCGCCCTGGCGCCGCCGCCTCCAACCCGTCCCCGCTCGGGCTGAACAGGTAATTCCGCCCCCGCTCGATCGACACAGCCATCAGCCGCCCTGCCTCTACGGCTCCGTTGAACAGCCCGTCGTCGTCCCAGTCCACTTCCAACCCCCAAATCAGGTTATCCGGGACCGTCGCGCCGTAGACCTCTGTGCCGTACTTGAAAGTGCTATATCGAGCCATTGCGCCTCAGCTCTCGCGTCACCGCCTCGATCGATGGCCGCAAAATGCTCTCCAACTGCCGTGCGTCCGAGGGTGGGAACATCGAAGGGAAGCTCATATTCACCATCACGTTCCCCCCGCCGCCCCCAGCCGCTGCGCCCGCGCCCACCCAGCCGTCCTGGCTCGGCGTGAAAGGCTCCGCTCCGTTCTCGCCCACCATCCGCGTGATTCCTGCCCATACCTGCCCGCCCGTCGCCCGTCCCGGCGTCGATCCAAAACCGCCCGAGCCGGTCTGCGCAGGCAGGCCCATATTCCACGCACCGGTCGTGTACGCGCTTTCTGTGTTCTTCTTTGCCTGATCCCGGATAGCCTGCAAATTCGCTGCGCCCCTCGACAATTCCTCGTTGAGTTTTGCTTGCGCTTGAGCGGCCTTGTCGGTTCCTTCAGGCATCTTTTTCAGAATCTCAAGCCATCCCTGGAAAATAGAACCGCCCTCGTTCACTACTTCTCCGCCACGAAACACGGCGTCTACAAAATTCACGACTTTTGGGATAACTTCTGTTCCCAGTTGGATTTTGATTGCATCGAACTGATCGCCCAGCGTGTCCAGCTGGATCTCCAACTCGCGCGCCGCTTTCAAGTCCGCCTCGGTCAGCACCAGGCCCAGCGCCTCGGCCTCTGCGCCCATCTCCCGCATCGCCTGCGACCCCAGCTCCATCAGCGGCCCCAAATCCGCCCCCGACTTGCCAAAGTTGTCCATCAGGAACTTCGTGCGGGCCACCGGGTCTTGAATGGCTCGGTACTGGTCCGACAGCCGCCCCATCCCGTCAATCGTTGGGCTCACGCCCTTGCGGATGGCCGTCTCCATCGCCGAACTCAGCGTCTCATAGCTCACCTTCTGGTCGTCGGCCACCCGAATCAGCTTGCTGCTCTCCTCGGCGCTGGCCCCGATCAATCTGCCCAGGTCCCGCACCTCGCTGGCGTAATCCATGGTCGATCCGACCACCTCATCGATGATCCTCTTCCCGGTATTCAGCACGGCCCCGGCGGCGTTCGCCGCGCTCATCAGGTCCGTCCAACCCGCTGCCGCGTTCTTGGCCCCGTCCACCATCCCCCCCAGCCCCTTTCGCGCCTGGTCAAAGACCTGGTTCGTCTGGTTCTGCGCTGTCAAAAGGACTTGTAAGTTCGCTTGATCTGCCACGCTGCGCCTCCAAGATAAACATCACCATCTCCCACTCGTCCGGGTGCGCCTCGGCCCACTCTCCCTCGTGCCCCGGCTGCCGTGCCTGCCACGCCTTCCACGTCGCGTAGATGCGTTTCACCCCGTCCATCTGCGCCAGCAGCCCGGCCTCCTGGTCCCTCACGCCGCCCGCGTCCGGCAGCGTCCGCCAGCGCTCGCACTGCCACGCCAGTTTTAAAACCGGCGGCGGCGGACCCTTCTTGTCCGCGCAGTCCACCACCGCCAGAATCAGTTTGGGTCGGGCGCAAGGATCTCTCCCACTCGCTTCTGAATCGCCCGGTGCATGCGGATCACCTCGCGCGGGTCGGCCTCGTCCACAGCCATCTCGATCCACCCCGCGTCCGCCGCGCACCGGCACACCTCCCCAGCGTAGCGGGCCATCGTCATCTCCTGCGCGCTCACGCCCCGCTCGTTGAGCAGCTCAAAGAACTGCTCGAACGTGCGCTGCGAAATCTTCTTCAGCTCAATCTTTCGTTCTTCCATCACCCTCTCCTCTCTAGGCCAGCGCCGCCAGCTCGTTCACCCACAGGAACTCGGCGAACAGGTCCGCCACGGCGTTGTACCGCGCCCGGAAAACCCCATTGATCACGTCGTTCCCGTTCTGGCTGCCCAGCTTCTCAAACTTCTCCCACTTCCCGGCCAGGTCGATCCGCGCCGTCTTGTAGGTGTACAGCGCCCCAGCCGTGGCCAAGGCCGTCCCCAGCCATTCCAGGCGCAGTTGCCGCGCCGTCTGCGCCCGCCAGGCCGCCTTTTCAGCACTGGCCGTGGCGTTGTGCTCGAAGGTGATGTTCAAAACCACCTCCATCGCCTCGCGCGTGTGCTTGATCTTGGTGAAGTACAGTTGCCCGTCCCCGCTCACCATCACCTGCCACCCGGTCTTCACCGCCAGCTCCATTCCCATGAACGTCGCGCTGGTCAAGGTCGACCCGATCGTGCCGCTCACGTCGTCGATGTACAGCTTGCCCAGGCTGAACGGGATCGCCTCCACCGTCGGCAGCGTCAGCGCCCCGGTGAACGTGGTCGGCGTCACCTGCCGCCCAACCCACTCCGCCGAAGCCAGCAGGAAGTCCATCGGCTTGCCCGTCAGCTTGAAGCTCTCCACAAAGCCGTACTCCACCTCTTCGGCCTGGTTGTTGTCCCCGCCCTCCAGGGTGTAGGTCTTCGGCGTGTTCGTCGTCGGCGCCGTGATCGGCATCGGGTACGGATAGATCTTTCCCGACCCGCCCACGTCCGTCACGCCCGTCACCGCGTCATCGATCCCCGCCGACAGCAGGATGGGCGTCTGCTCGAACGTCGCCGGGGTCGGTTCAAAACTGAACCCCGCCAGCAGCTGCGCCACGCCCGTCCGGTCAGCGCCCGAGACCAAACCAATGTCTTCCTCGATGAACGTCACCACCCGCCGGTCTTCCGGCAGACCCTTCCCACGGTAGATCGCCGTCGCCGGTACTGCGGTTCCAGCGGTCCCCTCTTTGCCCAGTTGGATCTTTCGACCACCTTCAATTCCATCAGCCATTTGATTTTCTCCTCACTCACAGGTCAGATCGTGACCTCGTGACTAACGTTTTCTTTGACCGTCCAATAAGCGACTAGGCTCCAGTGCGGATCCTCTCCCCCGTAGCTCAGCGTCACCGGCCCCTGGATGTTCGTGTCATCCGCTCGCAGGCTGAAATACGCCACCTGCCCGCCCAGCGTCATGTGCTTTGCCGCCGCGTTGCGGATGCGCGCGAAAAAGCGCAGCACGTACGGCAGCTCGCTCTTCTGCATCGAAGCCGTCAGGTGAAATTCCGTCTTGCCCTGCCAGATGTCGATGCTGTTTCCCGCGCCGTATTCGCACTGCACCCCCGTCGGATAGCTCACCGCCGCCGGGAACTCGTTGATGCTGTCCGGGAACTCGGGCCGGTCGAACAGATGATACGACCTCACCTGCCCGCCTTTCCCGTTGTCCATCTCGCCCCACACCTCCGCCAGTGCATCGATCCAGTTTTCAATCATCGCCCAGGTCCTTTACCATCAATCGCAGCGCGCTCTTGAAGAAGCCCACCACCCGCCCCTGGGTCTTCTCATAGCCCTTCTGCATGAACCGCTTGCCCTTGATCCCTTTCCGTGCGATCTTCCGCGCCACCAGGTAGGCCACGCCCGGCGCTTCGGCCACCGGCACGCCCAGCTTCAAGTGCACCCAGCGCTCCAACGAGGCCGGTGGCGGCATCGATCCAGGATCGCGCCCAAACTCCATCACCTGCGGGTACACTTCGCTCTTTAAGCTGGACCCAACTCGCCCGATGATCTCGCTGCCCATCTCTCGCACCTCGCTGCCAATCGACCCGCGCAGCCTCCCCGAGACGCCCACCGGAGCCAGTGGTGTGACAGCCCCCTCCACCACCAGCACCGACTTCTCCATCGCCGCGCCCATCCGCTTGCGCCAGATGGTCGTCGGGAACGTGGCGAACTTTCTGGCCAGCTCCTCGAAGCCCTTGAACTCCACCTTGAAGCCGTACATCAATTCACCACCCAAAAGTGCTGCTTGATCTTCTCGATCTGCCCGGGGAACTCGTTGTAGTAAAACGTCTCCCCCGTCTCGGCGTTCCCCGATCTCCCGGCAAAACCCGTGTCAGCCTTCTTGGCCATTAGCCCGGCCATCATCCGCGCCAGCCAGTTCACTTCCCCCGGCGCCACGTAGCGCGAGACTGCCGCGGCCACGTGCGCTGCCGCCGTCGTCCCATTCACCCCGCGCCGCACCGTGAAGGCCCGGTACACGTACACATCCACGCCCGTCAGGTGGCTGGTCTTGCTCGTCCCGTTCCACCCGCGCGTCACCAGCACGCTGTTCCCTGAGATGTCCAGCACGCGCATCTGCTCAAAGTCGACTCGGATCACCTCCCCTCGATGCACCTGGCTCCCATCCGTCAGCGTGATCACCTCCTGCGCCCCGTCCAAGACCCCGTTCAGGTTCGCCGTGCTGTCGCTTGGGCTGTCAACGCCCGCAATCACCTCCTGCTCGTCATTCAGCAGCAAAACCATCCCCACCGAGACCTTGCCCCCATCGCTCACCGTGATCGTGGTCGCCACGTCCGTCTGACTGACGGATGAAAGCTGACAGCTCACAGCCTCCTCGTACATCCCCCACCGGCCCACAATCACTACGTTCTGCCGGCCAATCGTCCAGCCCCCGTCGTAGTACAGGCGCGAGTACGGCCCGTGCTCGTAGTACCGCCCTTCCGGGTACAGTTGGATGTCGCTCAGGTCCACAGCCACGCCGTCAATCGTCACGCTCGTCAGCGCCAGCAGCGCCGGAACGAATAGGTCAGAATCCCCGCTGCCGTCCAGCGAGCGCGTCTCCGTCACCGGCACGAACTTGCCCAGCTCGTGATCGATCCAGCCCGAGGCCGAATCGATCCGCTCCAGCAGCGTCGACTCGCTGGCCGCTTTCGCCCCCACCAGCGACAAATCGCTCACCAGCTCACCCACCGTGCAAAGCAGCCGGTCCATTTACTTGTCCCTCACGGCCTTGAAATCGGCCTTCGTGATTGGACCCTGGTCGTTCGCCCCGCCCTCGCGGTCATCGGGAACGAAGGTACGCTGCTGAGCCTCGGTCACCATCCGGTTGGATGATCGCTTCTCGGCAACCGACTTCAACACGCCGGGGCTGTCCCGGTTCACGGCCTCAGCCGTCGCCTGATCCAGCTCAATCACGTCGCCCTTCAACCAGGGACCGCCCAGGCTGGACCTGTAATTCCATAGCACTTTCCACTTCATGTCAGACTCCTTTTGGCCTCCCTCGCGGAAGGGAGGCCTTCAATCCTAGATACCCTCGAGATGCAACAGCACGTACAGGATCACCACCAGGTCGGCAGTCGTCCCGTCCCAGGTGCCGTCGGTCGTGATTTCCACACCCAGCTTGTCGCCAGCAGCGAACGGCACCTTCCCGCGCTGGAACTTCGCCGTCTTTGCCGCAGCCGTGGTAAGCGTCTGGGTGGTCGCAGCCACCTCAGTCCCACCAACCGAAACACCCGCGGTCAACGAGCCCGCGCTGGCCGCCGCCGACAGGTCAACC